ATCTGGAGACGCTGCTAACGATATTATCTTTAAAGATGGAGATGAGAGTGGAAATGAAATTCTTCGATTTGACGGGTCTGCTCGTTCCGTAGTATATTCAAATGCAACAAAGACCATTTTTACTCCAAGTAGCGTTCATAATTTTACAGGCGACGATGCTAATGCAACAATACCAATAACATCTACATATGCGAAGATAGATGCTAATGGCTCTGTGCGAACCGGTATGAGATTCGGTGGAGCCGGTACAGCAGGGCAATTTCTAATCGTTGAAAACGCTGGTGGAGAGAATGTGACTTTTCACGCAACAGGCGGAACAGCCTTAATTACTACAAACACTGATAACGATACTATGATGCCAGGGGAGGTATTCACATTTATTAGTAATGGTAGCGCATGGTTCATCATGGGTGGAGACCTACAGGCTGGATAATCACATAAGCAAACCAGCCCCAGCGAATTAGTCCTTTTCTTGATATTAACACTATTTACATTTGATAATAGTATTATTAGGAGAAAACTTAATGTCCTCAATGTTAGAACAGGCAATTGTAGATGCAGCAGCGCTCAGAGAGGCAGCCCTCAAAAATGCCGAACAATCAATAATTGATAAATATGCTCCCGAGATCAAAGCAGCCGTTGATTCTCTTTTAGAAAACGATCAACGCAATTTCCAAAAAGGGGATGTTGTTAGATACGAGGGTAGATTTGCTAGAGTTACTACCGAAAGTGATAATAACAAAGTTGGAATCACAATGGTTGGTGAAAACAAAACTCATTTAGTGATGGAATCAGATCTAGAAGAGTCAAATGAAAGCGACTTATTGCAAGAGGAAGAAGCCGAGATGTCTCTTGGAGCTACAGAAAGCACAACTCCTAGTCCATACCAAGCACCCCCAGCATATGCTGATCTTAGCCCTGATCAAATAGTTGACATGACTATGTCATTGGAATTTGATCCAAACATATTTGGTATAGACCTCGAAGATTTAACAGATTCTGAGACCCCTCAGGAAATGATGGGTGATGACTTAGGAGGTACAGCCGAAGAGGACCTCTTAGGTGGCGATGAAGACCTCTTAGGTGGACTTGGTGACTTAGGAGGTGGTGAAGAACCTGCCGAAGCCCCAGAGGATGAAACTCTTCAAGAGATTATGAACATTTTAAGTGAAATTGAAGATGAACAAGTCTTAGAAGAAGAGTTGGTTGTTGATATGGCCGGACAACATAAAAACGGTACATTTGAAACTAGCCAAGCAGCGTTGGGTTACCAACAAGAAATGGAGCTTGCTAGAATGGAAGCAGACGACCATAAAGAAGATAATGAGCTTTTGGAAAAAAGATTAGAAGAACTCGACGAATCACTCAAAAGGTCTCAGAACCAAACAAACGAATTTAAAAACATTATTGAAAAGATGGAAGAGGTTCTAAGCGAAACTCTTTTATCAAATGCTAAATTGCTTTATAGCAATCAAACATTACGCGATGCCTCCTTGAATGAGCGACAAAAACGAAAGATTGTTGAAGCCATCGCAACGGCAAATACACCAGATGAAGCAAAGATCCTACAAGAGACTCTTGGGGCTACAGTGGGCTCTACTAAAAAGTATGAGCCAAAATCATTGAGCGAGTCAGTTCAGCGTAGATCTAATTTATCAGGTATACTGCCACGAAGAAAACAACCAGCACAAGAACATTCGTTCTCAGATCGAATGAAGAAATTGGCTGGTATTGATTAAGACATACTGTAGGAGGTATTAAAATGTCTATTGTACAAAAACTTACTGAAGGTATCGTAAACCGTGACATGAAAGCAGAAGGGAAAGCTCTTTTGCAAAAGTGGACACAAACCGGTTTACTTGAAGGCCTTGAAAATGAGCGACAGCAACATAATATGGCTCGTCTGCTCGAAAACCAAGCGAAAGAACTTCTTCGTGAAGCTTCTACCTTGGGTGCTGGGAATGTTGAAGGCTTCGCCGCTGTAGCATTTCCAATTGTTCGACGTGTATTCGCCGGACTTATCGCTAATGAACTTGTTAGCGTTCAACCAATGAGTCTGCCTAGTGGGCTTATTTTCTTCCTTGATTTCACATTCTCGGATGCAATCGGTGGCATGCCTCGTATGGGTAATACTGCTGATAAATCAATTTATGGCACCGACCAAGTTGGCTCCGAAGTAGTCGGCGGTGTTACACTTGTTGACGCTGGTGGTAAAGAAGGATTTGGCGGACCTCTTCGTGAGGGCGCTACAGGTTATGCTTATGCATCTCCAAGTGGTTCTATTGCTGCTGTCGCAACGGGTGATGGTCGCGCCCTTGTCTTTGACTTGGACGGCTCTGTCTCTGAGGCTAACAAGAAATATATTCAGTATGACCCAGATCTTCTGACGATTACTGATAGTACTTACAAAATGGTTATTGTGGATCTTAAAAAGTCAGCTATAACTTCGACCGTTGGTGACCCTGACTTTGACAATCTATCTGCATTTCAATTCGCTGTTACTGACTTAGCAACAGATATTACTGCTGTTTCTAATGCCGGTACAATGAAGCAGATTCGTCGTCTGACGGATAAAGTTGCTTCTGCCGATGCTCTCAATACACAAGGTGAATCAATTCGCTTTGTATTCTCAATTGAAACTGGCGGTGCTGCTGTTGCTGCCGATGCTGCTTTGGGGAATGCCACTAATGCTGCTCACATTACAGCACCAATGAAGGATCAAATCGATGCATCTAGTACCGTTGGTGCTGTTGTTGGTGATTTGTTCCCACTGGAAGCAGAAACTAGCATTCCTGAGATTGATATCAAGGTTGATTCAGTCGCGATCACCGCTCAAACCAAGAAGCTTAAAGCTAAGTGGTCCCCTGAGCTTGGTCAAGACTTGAATGCTTATCATAATCTTGATGCTGAAGTTGAATTGACTTCCATTCTTTCTGAGCAAATTGCTCTTGAAATCGACCGTGAGATCCTTGCTGATCTTGTGAATGGCGCAACTGCTGCCACTTACTACTGGTCTCGTTCACCCGGTCTTTTCGTTAATCGTTCAACTGGTGGCGAATTGGGTGCGACTTCTGCTGCTCCTGACTTCACTGGTACTGTTAGCGAATGGTATGAAACTCTTATTGAGACTATCAATGACGTTTCTGCTCAAATTCATAGAAAGACACTTCGTGGTGGAGCTAACTTCGTAGTTTGCTCTCCTGAAGTTGCTAATATCCTTGAATTTACCTCTGGATTCCGCGCCAATGTTACTGCTGACGCAGACAAAGGCGATATCGGCGCTATGAAGACAGGTTCTTTGAGTCGTAAGTTCGACGTTATGGTTGATCCTTACTTCCCAAGAAACGTTGTTCTTGTTGGTCGTCGTGGGAACTCTTTCCTTGAAAGCGGTTATGTATATGCACCTTACGTGCCTCTGCAAACCACACCTACGATCTTCGGACCTGAAGATTTCGTTCCACGTAAAGGGGTAATGACCCGTTACGCGAAGAAGATGGTTCGTCCTGATATGTACGGTCTTGTTATCGTTCGAGGACTCCTTGGAGAGAGCGGCGCAAGCTAATCTAAACTGAGAAGTTAAAAAAGAACCCCCTTCCATTTTGGTTGGGGGTTTTCTTTTTGTGGCTACTATTTACTACTGATTGCGCCTTGAACGCAAAAACGATTTATTGATTATAGGAGATTACATAAATGTCTAAATTAGGAAGATACTCTGCCCAACGACGAAAAGTTGAAGTTCTGGGTGGCACGAAAACTCTTACTGCTGCTGATTGTGGAACCATGTTTACGATTGGAGCCACTGTTGGCGCAATTACTCTGCCTACCGTTGCACAGGCTGGCAAAGGCTGGTGGTGTGAGTTCTGGGTAAATGACATTAGTCAAGCTTGCGTTATTACGGCACCGGGAACAGACCTTATTCTTGGTCGTGTTAGTTCTCAAACTGATAATGTAGAGACCCAACTGCATCCGGTCACCGATATACCCACGGAAGTATTAACTTTTACTGCTGCTGTTGTTAGGGGTGATTGGGCTAGCCTTTGGTGTGATGGAACAAATTACTACGTAACTGGACACTCACGAATTGTTGATGCTATTACTTTAGTGGCTGAATAACAACTAATCTCCTCAAGAAAAGTCAAAGCTCACTTCGGTGGGCTTTTTCTATTTGAGAACAAAAAAGCTCAGAAAACACAATATCCAAAATTTTATTTTCGGCCGATTTTTGAGGTTTGAATCTATTTATAACACTACCAAGGAGTTATTATGGCTAGAAGATCACAGCGTTTAAGACGAAAAAGAAGAATTGATAGAATGAGAGCAGAAGAACAAGAAGCAAAGATGGTGAAAGTTACCGAAGATAATTCGGTTATTTTAGAGCGCATGAGAAGCGTGTCAGTATCTTGTGACAAAGTATTACAGTCACTCGCAGTATCTGGGGTCACAACTGCCGAAGAAGTAACCCTAACGGAACAAGAAGCAGGGCCCATTGAGAATATCGTGGAGCCAATAGTGGAGTTAAGGGAAGATCCAGAAAAGAAAATCAGCCTCAAGAGAATGACAAAGAAAAATTTGCTTAATTTGGCGCAAGAATTAGAAATTAAAGTTTCCATGTTTATGACCAAGGCCAATATTATAAAAGCCATTGAAGCCAAACAATAGATACAAGACTATTTACATTGATTGGAGGTTTCATGAATGTCTTTACCAACCTTAACACCGACTTCAACTACTAACGCAATTGTATTGCCAGCTACTGCTTCGTTTAACGGGGCAACCCCAGAAAACTCAGAGGTTTCGTATGCATGCCCTATAGGGTTTTATTCTGGCTCTACTGCTTTTGTTTCTGGTGCTGTTGCTCAAGTAGCTTATACTTATAAGAAGCTTGGAGGCGATGTTCTAGATATAGAATTGACCTCTGGTAGCGTATTTGCAAACTATGAGGAAGCTGTACTAGAATATTCTTATATTGTTAATTTACATCAGTCTAAGAATATATTGGGGTCTTCTCTTGGCTCCTCGACGGGATCGTTTGGGCATCAGGGAGAAAGGACAGACGCTGGTACTAAAAACATTGAATTAAAGTATCCTAAGTTTAGTTTTGAAACTTCATTTCGGATTGCTGATGCTTTTTCAACTGAGGCAGTTGTTGGTGGAAATGTTGGGATTTATTCTGCTTCTTTTGCACCAGTAACAGACCAGCAGGAGTACGATTTACAAAGTATCGTATCTGCTATAGATACTGGTGATTCTAACTCACCATTCTACGGAAAAGTGGGCAATAAGCGCGTTACAATACGTCAGGTATACTACCTAACCCCGAGACAGATGTGGCGATTTTACGGCTATTATGGCGGAATAAACGTCACTGGTGATATGCACACATACGGACAATATGCCGATGATTCTACTTTTCAACTCATTCCTGCTTGGCATAATAAGGCACAAGCTGTTGCATACGAAGATCACTTGTATACAAGAACTAGTCATTTTTCTTATGAAGTTATAAATAACAAATTATGGCTATACCCAACTCCGCAAAGCACTTCACCGGAAAATTTCTGGTTTAGATTCTCTGTTACAGACGACCCATGGACTGATGATAAGGATCTCGGCCAAGATGGTATCAATAACATGAATACTCTTCCATTTGAGAATATTGCCTATGAAAGTATTAATTCAATTGGCAAACAATGGATTCGAAGGTTTACCCTTGCCCTGTCAAAGGAAACACTCGGGCAAATTAGAGGTAAATTCGGAGGGGCAATACCAATACCCGGAGATAATATAACTTTAAATGCATCAGATTTATTGTCTCAAGCGCAGTCTGAGCAGGAAAAACTAAGAGAAGAGCTAAAAACTCAGTTAGACGAAATTACTTATCCTAAATTGATTGCCTCTGATAACGAGATGTCAGAAAACGCAAAGAATGTTCTAGCAGACGTGCCACTAAAGATATTTGTAGGTTAATTGAATGTCAGATAATAAATGGAAAAAACCAAATCAGCCACCCCCACCACTCTTTTTAGGCCAAAAAGAGAAAGATTTAGTCAAACAAGTTAATGATGAAATCATAGAGAGGGTTGTCGGTCAACAAATTCTGTATTTTGCTATTGATGTAGACCACACAAACTACCATCCGCTGTACGGAGAGGCGATTGAGAAGACTTTTTTGCCTCCAATAAGGGTTCATGCCCTTGTCGAGTATCAAGGTATAGAAAGTACCTATATGGCCGGTATAGGGGTTGACAAATTAACCAAAATTAATGTAAAATTTCACAAAAGACGCTTAACTGAAGATCAAGACCTATTTGTTAGAGAGGGAGATTTCGTTAGATATGGCGAGATCTTTTATGAAGTAGTAAAATTAAACGAACCAAAACTCCTTTTCGGCCAGCCCGAATCGAGGTTTGAAATAATAGCAGATTGCATAAGAGCAAGGGATGGATTATTCAATGCCGATTAGACATGAGCCTTTTGAGCCCTCTTCATTAGAAACAATAGACACAGCGATGTATAAATACGTCGATGAGATCTTGAACCTCCATACCAATACCAATAAGGGGTATGATAAAGTAAAAGTACTTTGGCTAGGAGCCGAAAGAGCCTTTCAGACTAAAAACAATAAAGAGTTAAGAGATTCAGCCGGTAAGTTGATATTACCACTCATAGCGGTGCATAGAGATTCAGTATCAAAGGACCCTGCTTTTAGAGGAGCGTTTCAGGCTAATGTTTTTGAACACCCAGATTACAAAGGTGGCGCTATAAGTATCTCCAAGAGGATCAAGCAGGACAAAACAAGAAATTTTGCAAACACAAAAAGAAATAGGGCGACTAAAAACGGAGACGAGACAGGCAGAATTATAAATTCGAATATTGTATATCAAGAAATCATTATGCCGGCTCCAGTTTATGTGGCTGTGACGTATACAATTACCCTTAGAACTGAATATCAGCAGCAAATGAACTCGCTTGCTCAGCCTTTTATGACTAAAACTGGAAATATTAATAGTTTTATGCTCAAAAACGACAATTATCGATATGAGGCCTTCATTCAGCCAGATTTCAGTGAAAATAAAAATTTGGATAATTTAGCAGAAGAAGAAAGGATGTTTGAAACGAAAGTCCAGATTAAAGTACAAGGATACCTGGTAGGAGAAGGCGATAACAGAGAAAAGCCAAAGATGATAATTAGAGAAAACCGCACAAAAGTAAGAATTTCTAGAGAAAGGGTTATTATTGGGGACAAAATACCGTGGAAGGATAAAGACAAGGATTACAGAGATTAGAGTCATTACCGTTATAAGATACTATTTACTTTGAGAAAGATTATAAGGAGATTTTTTTAATGCCTAGAAAATTTGATTTTGTGTCGCCCGGTATTTCTATTCAAGAAATAGATGAAAGCATTCTAGAGGCGCCAGTCACTGATGACGGTTTATTGATTATCGGACGAGCAAAAGCTGGCCCAGCCATGCAACCAACTAAAGTTAAATCTTTAAGAGATTTTGTTACTGTTTTTGGTGACCCAATTAGTGGAAAGGGAACTTCCAATAACGATGTCTGGAGAGATGGAAATAACCAATCTGCGACATATGGAGCCTATGCTGCACAAGCATGGTTAGCATCTGAAACTTCACCAGTTACCTTTATAAGGTTGCTTGGCCAAGACGCGGATAACCAAGCTGGTACGTATGTTAAAGCTGGATGGAACCTTGAAGGTGCCAACCTGACTACGGATACTGGCACTCATGCTACAAACGTTACTGCGTATGGGCTTTTTATTATGCCCTCTGCTTCAGCCACTGTAAACGCGTCTGGTACGCTTGCTGCTGTTATTTATGCAACTGGCGCCGCTGTTACTCTTAGTGGCACAATGGCCGGTGGATTACAAAATGCTATTAATGCATCTTCTACGACATCCTCTGCTGGATGTATGATTGAGTCTATTGCAACAGGCGGCAAAGGGAACACCTTTACACTTGAAATTAGAGATTCATACACCGAGTCTAGCGTTGTTGAGAAGCACGTATTTCACTTTGACCCAGATCAAAAAGATAATTATATTAGAAATGTATTGAACACTAACCCTCTTAAAACTTTTAATACGAACTACGGTTCTGCAAATGCAAAGAAATACTTTTTAGGTGAAACCTATGAGGAGGCAGTTCAGGCGCTAGTTTCTGGCTCTACTGCTGGGGCTCAATATGGTGTAATCCTTCCATTGGTTAGTGGTTCTTCTAACATGGTAACACACCAAGCAGCAGCCACACCAGCTAAGTCTGGTTGGATTATTAACCGAGACCCAACACCACAGCAAAATGCTGGTACGTTTGATGCCTCTCAGTTGAAAAAGCTTTTCAGATTTGTATCCCTTCACGATGGAGAGTGGTTCCAATCAAATTATTACGTTACGATTGAAGACCTTAAGCTCGGTACCGTTGCTAATCCTAATTCAGCTTTTACAGTTAATATTAGAAAAACAGGGGAATCTGGTGAGATTGTTGAGCAGTTTTCAAATTGTAATTTGGATGAATCTTCTAACAATTTTATTGGAAAAATAATAGGAGATATGAGTCAGTCATGGAATACAACCAATTTGGTGTTTGATATTTCTGGTGATTACCCAAATCGTTCTGATTATATTAGAATTGAAATGGCTGACGACTGGAAATCCGGAATTGACGATACATACATGCTTCCATGGGGTTTCTTCGGCCCAGTTAGGCCTAAAGGGTTTACTATGCTAGAAGGTTCCACCGGAGTACAGGTTCTCGCTGACGGTCTGGATGCTGGTGTTGTTGCCACAGGGCAAGTCATATACACCGTTGACCACCCAGATGCCGGTGCTCTATTGATTTTCAACCATCCTGACGGAATTGTATATGAAATTGAATCATATGCTGGCGGTGGCCACTATTCGGCATGGGTCGCAAATGGGCTAAAATTCAAATGGAGAGTCGACAACACGGTTGCCACAACCCACGAAACATACGCAACCCAAGTTGCGGTGGCTCTTAATGCTTTGGAAGGGTATACTGCTGGAAACTCTACTGCAACCGTAACAGTTACTGCTGTTGGCCCCGGTGCTCATTATACTTGGACGTGGTCAGAATCTGGGGATGATTCTACTAGACAGGCACCCGGAGTGATTACTGCTGGTACTGACACCGATAACAGTGCTCATGTATATGTTAAAGGTAATAACAACGTTATTCATGGTGGTGGTGATGCAGCACAATTTGCAAAAATGCCAACCATAATGTCAGCGTCAATGCTTTTCCCAAAACTAAAACTCACAGAAGAAAGTACCAACAAAGCTTCTACAAATTATAGAAACACTGATATGTTTGGAGTAAGACATAAGCTTGCTTCCAAGAACGAAAAAGGTGTTATGCCACAGAGAGATTTTATTGACCTTCTAAGATACCAAGGTGGTAGCATCGATCTGCATACAACCGCTAATGCAACAGAATACAGTTTTGTTTTCTCATTGGATGAAATGGCTAGAGACGCAAACAATAAATATTATTGGGCTTCCGGGTCTCACATAATTGTTATTGGTACCCAAACACGAGCGATTACAGCAGGTTCCGGTTCTCAACAGCTAATCGATGACAAAGTTCGACAATTTGCTGTACCAATGTTTGGTGGGTTTGACGGGGTTGATATCGCAAAGGCTGATCCCTTTTCAAGCGCTGTTGCTCTTGCTGGAAAAACAGAGTCCACTTCATACGCATTCAATTCGGTTTCAAGAGCCATCGATATGTGTAATACCGCAGAGTCTGTTAAATACGATGTAATTTCAATGCCGGGCCTAATTAACGAAAGCCTGACTAACGATCTCATCAGAATGGTTGAAGATCGCGCTGACGCATTAGTTATTATTGATCTTGATGATGGCTTTCTTGAAACATATGAGAATAACGGAACAAGAACTGGCGGAACATTAGCCTCTGTCAAAACCAACGCTGATAGCAGAGATTACAATACGAGTTACGCTGCGACATACTTCCCAAGAGTAAGAATGAGAGATTCCCTTTCTGGAAACGGAGATGTGTTGATTGCTCCTTCTTCTGTTGCCGCTATTGGTGCCTTGGCATTCTCTGATTCTGATACTGGAGCGCCTTGGTTTGCCCCTGCTGGATTTAACAGAGGCGGATTGTCACAACTTGGTGGACCTCAAGGTCCAAAGGTAATTGGAGCGTTTAAGCAGCTTTCCAAATCTAACCGAGACGAACTTTACCAAAGAAATATTAACCCTGTTGCTCGATTCCCAGCAATTGGTGAGACTGTTATTTTCGGTCAAAAAACCCTTCAACAAACCAGATCTGCACTTGATAGAATCAATGTTCGTAGATTGATGATCTTCCTTAAGAAGAGAGTTGGAAGAGTAGCTGAAACTGTATTGTTTGATCAAAATGTTCAGGCAACATGGTCACGCTTTAAAGCTGGTGCTGATTTGATTCTTAGAGATGCACAGTCCAGATTGGGAATTACAGAATATAAGCTTGTTTTAGATGAAACAACCACAACAGCAGACTTAGTTGATCAAAACATTTTGTATGCTAAAGTGTTCATCAAGCCTGCTAGAGCAATCGAATTCATCGCTATCGACTTTATTGTAACGAGAAGCGGAATTGAATTTTAGTAACAGCCAACTAATTATATAAGATTTATAGGAGTATTATAAAATGGCATTTTGGAGTAGCGCAGACGTAGAACCAAAGAGAAATTATAGATGGAAGGTCATCTTAGATGGTTTCGGTGGAAATAACATTCTTTGGTGGGCGAAAACCGTAACGGTTCCATCGTATGATGTTTCCGAAGTTGAACATAACTTTTTTGATAATAAATATTATTATCCCGGACGTGTAAGTTGGTCAGAGGTCACTTTGACTCTTGTCGATCCCATCTCACCCGATGCGGTTCAGTTAACAAACAAATTGTTAATTGATTCAGGTTATAATATCCCTATGAATGGCAATGGCCCAAGTGCAAACAATAAGGCTACTATTTCTAAGGCCAAAGCTACTACCGCTGGTTTTAAAAGTATGTCAATTCATGTTGTAAACGCGGCTGGTCATGATATAGAAGTTTGGTATCTCATGAACCCGTTTCTTAGAGCAGCCAAATATGGCGATTTGGATTATGCGAACGATGACCTTCGGACTGTTGAAATGACAATTCGTTATGATTGGGCAGAGTGTGAAATAGGCGGAACCTTTGGAGTCCCAGAAAGACAGTTCAAACGGGTATAAATTAATAGGAGTTTAAATGACTTTTTGGAGTGCTCCAAATTTAGAGCCAACACGAAAACATCGCTTCAAGGTATCCCTTGGCGGTGATTTCTTATGGTGGGCTAAAAGTGTTACAAAGCCCGGCTATGATATTGGCACAAACAAGTATACTGCTATTAACCACTCACTTGAATACCCCGGTATTTTGACTTGGAATGATGTAACATTGACCATAGTTGATGTTGCTGAGCAAGCTAGAGATTTATACGATAAGCTTGAAGACATGGGATACAAAGACCCGGGAAGGAGTGGGTATGGTGGGATAAAAAAAGGATTTAAATCCGACTTGTTCATCGAACAGATGAACGCAGAAGGAAACACGATAGAAAAGTGGACATTGAGTCACTTTATGATAAAATCTGTTACCTTTGGGGATCTTAGCTATGAGGACGATGGTCTAGTCGAGATTGCATTAACTATTGCCTATGATTGGGCAGAATTTGAATAATTTAAAAGAGGTGAAAATTGTCAAGAAATAATATGGATAGAACTGGGGCACCACCTGCCGATGCTCCAATTCAACAACAGGCAGAATCTAATTTCAACCCTTTGAGCTTTGTTGCTCCTACAGAATTGGTTGATTTACCGTCGAAAGGTAAGGGGTACCCAGCAAACCACCCTTTACACAACAAAGAAACTGTAGAAATTAAGTTTATGACTGCTAAAGATGAAGATATTTTAGCATCTCAAAGTTTAATTAAGAAAGGAGTTGTAATTGAGCGATTTATTGAGAATATCTTGCTCAATAAAAACATCAAGCCAAAAGATATGCTAACTGGTGACAGGAATGCTGTTATTATTGCTGCGCGTATCTCAGGGTATGGAGCAGAATATGAAACAAAAATTAACTGCCCGTCATGTCAGGCTAATAGCCGGTTTGAGTTTGATCTAAGCGATCAAAAAATCCACGAAACTGAAGTTAGTGGTGACTTGAGCCTTGCTCATGTTGAAGATGGTCTATTCCAGACCACGATGCCTTTTTCAAAGTTTAAAATAAAATTTAAACTTCTTAAAGGAGAGGATGAAGTATATCTAGCTAAGCTTATGGATAATAAGAGAAAAGGTAGATTGCAGGAATCTGTTCTCACTGATCAAATGAAACGACTGATCGTTGAGATTGAAGGTCATACAGACCGTAAAATTATTAACAAATATGTTGACAATATGCCAACACTAGACTCAAGACACTTGAGAACTTGTTATAAACTTGCTAACCCTGATGTCAAGGTTACAAATGTATTCACATGCCCTTCGTGTGGTTTCGAAGAAGGGATGGAGGTTCCGTTCGGAGCGGACTTTTTTTGGCCTGACCGATAAATATCAAGAATCCGTTTATGAGCAATTCTTTATATTAAAGCATTTTGGGGGGTGGTCTTTTATTGAGATGTATAATCTTCCGATTGGATTAAGAAATTGGTTCACCGAAAGACTCCAAAAGCAATTTAAAGAAGAAAAGCAGCAAATGGACAAGGCAATGAAGAAAAGATAAGAGTGCCCTCAAATGAGGGCATTTTTTTATTTAAACTATTTATGTTTGATAGAGGGATTATATAATGGCTGATAAGATCACAAAGGGTCAAATATTAGAAGCGATCAAAGGTTTCAACGACGATGACAAAAAAGTTTTTAGAAAAGCGCTAGGCTCAGATAAAGACAGTGGTTCAAGTAGCAGTAAACCGATCGGGAGCCAGAGACAAGATGAATTAAAGCATACACTGAGACTTTTAGAAGTACAGGAGCAGCTAGCAGCACATTATAATAATACTTGGGAAGCTAGAGATAAAGCCGCTAAGAAGTGGGAAGCATACGACCAATTAAGGGAAAACGCAGCTTTAAATCGGACCGGTGAGAACAAACTGATGGTAGAGCAGCTTGGAATGGAAGCAGATGCTGCTAAAAAACTAGAGGGCGCGGATAGGGAAGCCGCCGTTGTGCGAGCCATGGCTGCTAAACAAGGAGTCCAATATAGCAATGCGGAAATTCAAAGAATGAAAGACGCACATGATCAGAAAAAAAGACTTGGGAAACTTGGAA